CAAGGTAAATAGAATAACCTATGAGGAGGTTATCAATGGAGGCGATAATGCAACATCTGGAGACCCTTTACACACAAAAGAAGGGACTAGATCTTCAATGGGAGCAGGAGCATCTTAAAGAGGGTAGATATACTCTCAATATGGTAAAGATTGACAGAAAAGTTAGAGATGTCATTAGCCATATAAAACTTGCTGAAGCTAAAAAAGCTGATGCAGAAAATAAGATAGAAGACGCTGCTCCACAAGTTTCAGTAGCTACTTAATAAAAAGCTACATCGTTGAATAAATTCAATTCACACTACAGGCTCTCTTGCGCTCTACTAAAATCTAGTATATAGTTTTATCACTATACAATTAATTAGATCATAGACGAGTATAGTCGACGGCCTAGAGACTATGATCGGAAACTAGGAGGATATAATTATGGCACAAACACTATTTAGAGGACCAGTTCTGCAAGGTAAATTTAACGAAGCAGGTTTAACTGGATTCAATCTAGAAAACAAATCAGCTAACTACACAGTAGCAAATGCGGATTCTGGTAAAACTTTCACATCAAAAACTGATGGAATGGTATTTACTTTACCGCCAATTTCAATCGGAAGAATATTTACATTTGTAAATACAGGTCCTGATGGAACTAACGCTATGACTATCAGCCCAAATGCTAACGATGGTATTTTGTATGCTGGATCTTTAACAGATAATAAAGATCTTATTAATACAAAAACTACACAAAAAGTTGGTGACTTTGTAGTATGTGCATCCTTGAACTCAACAACACATTGGACGATTGTTGATGCGCAAGGTGTATTTGCTAAAGAAGCGTAATAATTAATTTGGTGTGGGCTTCGGCCCACACTTGAATTTAGGAGAATAATATGTCATCAGATCAAAGATTTACTAGAATCACTAGTACAGGTCAGGTTAAAACAATAGCAGGAGGTTCAACTAATATTGGTCCTTCAAGAATAACTTATATTCAAGCAAAAGGTCATGCGAGTGGTCAACTTGAATTAAGAAATAGTTCAGACAATAGCGGAGCTTTATTATTTCAAGCTCACTTTGGAACAGAAGGATTAGATATATATGTTCCTGGAAACGGTATTAGATTTGACACTACAATTCATGCTACAATATCTGGAACGGGATCAGTAACACTTGGCTACACTGGCTAGGAGGTAAAACGTGGCTAACACAACTTCCGGCACAACGGTATTCGATAAAAATTTTACTATCGATGAGATAGTAGAAGAGGCTTTCGAACGTCTTGGAATACACAATGTAAGCGGTTATCAATTAAAGTCTTCAAGAAGATCTTTAAATATTATGTTCCAGGAATGGGGCAACAGAGGTATTCACTATTGGGAAATAGATGAAACTAATATTGATCTAGCAGAGGGACAATCAGAATATAAACTGTATAGATCTTCAGCAGAAGCCACAACTGCTGGTGATCAAGCTACAACAAAAACAAATGCTAATGCTGCTGAAAATGTTTTTGGTGTAAGTGATATTTTAGAAGCACAATTAAGATCTGGTATAAACACAACTGATCAATCAGATAGTCCGATGACAAAAGTAGACAGATCTACGTATGCGGGTTTTTCAAATAAAAATTCAAAAGGAACTCCCAATCAATATTGGGTAGAAAGATTTATAGATAGAACAGTATTACATTTATACCCTACTGCTGATTCTACAAACGCAAGTAAATTTATTCATATATATTATATAAAAAGAATTGAAGATATAGGAGATTATTCTAATGCAGCAGATCTTCCTTTTAGATTTGTTCCATGTATGACTTCAGGTTTGACATATTATCTATCAATGAAATATGCACCACAACTAACACAACAAATGAAATTAATTTACGAAGATGAATTTCAAAGAGCACTACAGGAGGATGGGTCAGCTTCTAGTACATATATTACGCCTAAAGCTTATTACCCAGGAACATAATGGCAAAATACGCAACAGGTAAATTTGCAAAAGCAGTATCAGATAGATCAGGTATGACCTTTCCATATAAAGAAATGGTAAGAGAATGGAATGGATCTTTTGTACATGTCTCTGAATTTGAACCAAAGCAACCACAATTAGAACCTAAACCAATGAATGGTGATGCTATAT